TGCAGACCACAGACCTTAACCAAGCCCTCATACATCTTGAGGAACCTTTGGAGGAGACTGCTGAAGGGCTAATAGGCATACACATAGGCAAGCGTTTGAACATGCCCGATGTGCGTGAGTATGTAGCTGATGCTGATTACTGGAAAGGCTTTGATGAGACATTTGGTGCTGTCGATGCTGACGGTAATAGTCGATTGAATGTCTATGATGCTTTCGGCTCTCTTGATGAGACTGACCTTTATAATAAAGTTAGGTACTTTGCTACTGGTCTGGGGTGTAAGGTCATTTGGATTGACCATCTCTCCATATTGGTTAGTGACTTAGGTAGTGAAAGCCAAGATGAACGTAGGGCTATAGACTCCATAATGCACAACCTAAAAATGTTGACGCAAGAGCTTGGGGTTTATATCGGCTTGATTAGCCACTTAAAAAAAGCACCGCAAGGCCGCAGCTTTGAAGAAGGGTACGTACCGTCCAGTGATGACTTACGTGGTTCAGGCTCAATCAAGCAACTGTCTAACAATGTCTACGCAATAAGCCGTAACCAGCAAGAGGAAGACGATAGGGCGCGTAACACCTCACTACTTACTGTACTTAAGTGTCGCTACACAGGACGTACAGGAAGGGCAGACTACCTTTACTTTGACGAACATACAGGCCGCATGGTCATTGGGCAAGACCCCGATGCAGCTATGGTTGCCAATGGTTCTAACTAATTACTCCAACGAGAGAATAATCATATGACTACTTACGTATTTGATATTGAAACAGATGGGCTACTAGAAGAAGTTTCTAAAATACACTGCATTGTAATGGCTGACATGGGGACACGAAAGTTACTTAAGTTCACCACAGCTTCTAATAATATTGACCAAGGCTTAAAGCTTCTTAGTGAAGCCACCGAGCTTATTGGTCATAACATTATGGAGTACGACTTAGGTGTGATTAAAAAGCTTTACCCAACTTGGCACACAAGCGCAGTATTAACAGATACGTTGATATGTAGTCGCTTGATCTGGGGAAATATGTATGAAGTAGATGCTACGCATTATAGGCACATACCAATACATGTTAAAGGTAGGCACTCGTTAGAATCTTGGGGGCACCGCTTGGGTTTCTATAAAGGAGACTTTGGCTCTACGGCAGATTGGACGGTTTATACACCTGAGATGCTTAAGTATTGCTCACAAGATGTGTTAGTGAACGTCAAGTTCTACGAGCATGTGTTAACTCAGAAGTACAGCGAGGATGCAATACTTCTTGAGCATGACATACACCGTATCTGTCTTGAACAACAAGCCATAGGTTTCCCCTTCAATGAAGAAAAAGCTGTGCTTCTTTACGCAGAGCTTGGTGGTCGTAGGGATGAAATCAAGCAGTTAATGATTGACACCTTTGAACCAAACATTATTGAGCTTAAGACAAAGACCAAAACAATACCCTTCAACCCCAGTAGCCGACAGCAAATAGCTGATAGGTTACAGAAGCGTGGTTGGGTTCCCACAGAGTTTACCGAATCTGGACAAGTCGTGGTCAACGAGACAACGCTGAAAGCTATTGAGGATTCAATACCAGAAGCTAAGTTGCTGCTTGAGTATCTAATGCTCATCAAACGCCTTGGACAATTGAGTGAGGGTAATAACGGTTGGCTAAAGCTAAGTAAGAACGGACGTATTCACTACCGCACTAACACTCTTGGAGCAGTTACAGGGAGAGCCACAGCCAGTAAGCCAAACATTCAGCAGGTTCCCAGTGACAGAGCAGAGTACGGCAAACAGTGCCGTGAGTTGTTCTATGCGCCTGACGGATGGGAGTTATTTGGCTCCGACCAATCGGGCGTGGAATTACGCGCACTTGCCCACTACATGTCTGAGTGGGATGAGGGTTCCTATGGAAAAGTCATTCTTAATGGTGACATACATACAGCCAATCAAGAAGCGGCAGGTTTAGAGACACGTTCTCAAGCCAAGACCTTTATTTATGGTTGGCTCTACGGGGCAGGTAGCGCAAAGATTGGTTCTATTGTAGGCAAAGGTGCAAAGGAAGGTACACGACTTAAAGAGCAATTTCTTAAAGGTTTACCTGCTCTTAAGAGTCTACAAGAACGAGTACAAGAGCAAGCCAAAAAAGGCAAGGTCAAGGGACTAGATGGTCGCTACATTCCAGTGCGCCACCAACATGCAAGTCTCAACAGCTTACTTCAAAGTTGTGGCGCGATTTTAGCTAAACGATGGGTAGTTATCTTTCATTCAATCTGCAAATCCCACGGCTACATACATGGTAAGGACTACCAACAGGTAGCGTGGGTGCATGACGAAATTCAAGTATTAGTTAAAGAAGGTACAGGAGATGAGTTTGGAAAATACGCACAAGACGCAATGCGGAAAACAGGCGAATACTATAACTTCGGGATTAGACTTGATGCCGAATATAATATTGGCAAATCGTGGGCAGACACCCATTAACATTAACACCTCGTTTGAGGATGGAGAATGGTGGATAAGAAACAAAAGGACTGACGAGCGTAGGCGGTGCGTACCCTTAAACAAAAAGAACGCTAAACGTATGTTCGTGGACGGTACGTACATTCCTCAATCCCACCCTCTGTGGAAGTCGGGCAGGTACAAATCATTTAATGATGCGGCCTTTAGTTCCCTTAAGAACTACCCAAAGTCAACCATAGGCTGTGTCTACGTTATCCAAAACCCCGCATGGCCTGATTGGGTCAAAGTAGGTAAAGCCGTAGATGCTCAAGATCGACTCAACAGTTATCAAACCAGTGACCCTTTCAGGTCATACATTCTGCACCACCATATCGAAGTTTCTAACCGACACAAAGTAGAGCTACAGGTTCATCAAGAACTTGAGGTAGCTAGTGCGTTACGTAAAAACGAGTGGTTTAAAATTACGGCATATAACGCAGCAATAATACTAAATAACACTAAGGAATAAACGATGAAAACAGGACGTATGACAATAACCCTAACCGTTGAATCTGACTGTGAATCGGTGAAATTTAGTGGTGGCTGTGACGGTGAACCTACACCTGAACAAAGTGGAATAGGAGCAGCAATCTACGCTGCTGTCGTAGACATAATTAATGATGAAGATACGTTAATGCACTACCTTGCACTGGCTTCTGCCATAGCTGACGAAGAAGAAGAGGAAGAAGAAACAAAGCCAAAGCAGTTTAAGTTACGGCTAGTTCACTAATATCAGGAGAGTAAACACATGACCCGAAATACACTACTACTGGACGGTGACTTAATTGCTTATCGTATTGCAGCAGCACTAGAAAAGCCCGTTCACTGGGGTGATGGTTTGTGGACACTACACTGCTATGAGAACGAAGTATTTGCAGCTTTTGTAAGTAAGGTTGAGTCAATTAAAAAAGATACAGGGCTTACCGATGTAGTAGTAACTATATCCAGCCCTCGTAACTTCCGTAAAGAAATTAACCCGCTTTATAAAGCAAACCGAAAGTCAACAAGAAAGCCCATCTGCTTTGGGCCTCTCCTTGAGTTTATAAAAGAGGAATTTAACCACGTCATACTAGACCGACTAGAAGCTGATGACACAATGGGTATCCTCGCTACTCAAGAGCCTGACCGTTATCTCATTGTAAGTGACGATAAGGACATGCTGACCATACGGGATGCCCGTATCTGGATAAAAGGTGCGGTGGTACATATAACTGAACAAGAAGCTTACGAAAACTTCATAACTCAAGCTCTCAAAGGCGACCCCACAGACGGCTATTACGGCTGTAAGGGTATTGGAGAAGTCACTGCTCGTAAGATCATAGATAAGCACCGAGGCACCCCTGAGTCTTTATGGGAGGGTGTCCTAAAAACTTACAAGGGTGATGCGGAGGACGCACTACTAAATGCACGAATGGCCCGAATACTCACGGCAGAGCTTTGGGACGGTGAAGCACCTATTCTTTGGAACCCCCCAATTACATTAAAGGAAGTAGCTAATGCTTAAAAAGAAGAAGAAGCGTATTGAACCTGCTGTTGATCTTATAAACCAACCCCCTCACTACACTCAGGCTTCTATCCAGCCTATTGACTACATCCGCGCACATGAGATGAGTTTTTGTGAGGGTAATGTAATTAAGTACCTAACCCGACACACACTAAAAGACACACCGATGCAGGATTTGCTGAAGTGCCGTTACTACATTAATAAACTAATAGATGATTTAGAACAGGAATACCGACAAGCATGAACACATATTTCCCTACCGACTACCAAGCTTTCATCCACACCAGCCGCTACGCCAAATGGCTCGATTCAGAAAATCGTAGAGAAAATTGGGGAGAAACTGTTAATCGGTATGTAGCTAATTTAGTCCTCCCCAAGATCAAAGATGACGAGACAGTCATGGCAATTCGTGAGGCAATTACTAACCTAGACGTGATGCCTAGCATGAGAGCCATGATGAGTTCTGGTGAAGCTTTTGACCGCGATAACGTGGCTGGCTACAACTGTTCATACTTACCTGTTGATGACATACGTTCATTCGATGAGGCTATGTTTATCTTACTGTGTGGTACAGGCGTGGGCTTCTCTGTAGAGCGTCAGTACGTTAACGAGTTGCCAACAGTGCCAAAAAACCTCATCAACTTAGATGAAACCATCATTGTTGCAGACTCCAAAGAAGGTTGGGCGTGGTCGTTACGTACATTAATTACCTCTTTGTATAATGGTGTTGTCCCTAAGTGGGATGTGTCTCTGGTGCGCCCTGCTGGTGCAAAGCTTAAGACCTTCGGTGGTCGTGCTAGTGGCCCTGCACCATTGGTTGACCTGTTCCAGTTTGTAGTCAGCAAGTTTAAAGAAGCTTCTGGTGAAAAGTTAACTAGCCTCCAGTGTCACGATATTATGTGCAAGATTGGTGAAGTAGTTGTAGTCGGTGGTGTACGCAGATCAGCAATGATTAGCCTGTCTAATTTGAGTGATGACCGCATGCGTCATGCCAAATCTGGGGCGTACTGGGAATCCAATGGTCAGCGTAACTTAGCGAATAACTCAGTCGCCTACACCGACAAGCCTGACTCTACATCATTCATGCGGGAATGGTTAAGTCTTGTTGAGAGTGGTACAGGTGAGCGAGGAATCTTTAACCGCCAAGCTGCACAGAATCAAGCAGCTAAAAATGGTAGGCGAGATGCCACCTATGAGTTTGGAACAAATCCGTCAATGGCGGCTTAGTGGGGAAACCCACTCCGAAGAATTGCGTTAATTCAGGGAACACCTCTACCTAGTAGAGACAATCCTGAGCGAAGCCTTGTATCGTAAGTTATAAGGAACGTGCAACGACTATCCCGCAAGGGAGTAGGGCATAAGCTAATGATGCTCGAAAAGCGTAACATCCTGAAAATTGGATGATGATATAGTCTGGACTATGCGGTGACGTATAGAAGTTCATAAGAGAACTGGTGAAAGTGTTGCGACTTTCATCGAACATAATCGGTTCAGAAATAATACTAAGACCTTACCAATTCTGTAATCTCACAGAGGTTGTAATTCGTTCAGGTGATACTGAGCAAGACCTTGAGCGTAAGATCGCAGTAGCTACAATCCTTGGGACTCTCCAAGCCACCTACACGAAGTTCCCCTACTTACGTAAGGTTTGGCAAGACAATACCGATGAGGAGCGTTTGTTAGGTGTAAGTCTAACTGGCATTATGGACAACCCTCTGACAACTACAGCTAACCCTGAGTTACCTGCATTGTTAGAACGTCTACGTGCCGTATCAGTAGAAGTTAACAAGGAGTGGGCAGGTAAGTTAGGCATTGCAGTATCTACAGCAATCACAGCAGTTAAACCGTCAGGAACAGTTAGTCAGCTAGTGAACTCTGCTAGTGGTATCCATGCGAGGCACAGCGAATACTACATCCGTACTGTGCGCGGTGCGTTCAATGACCCCCTTACTCAGTTTATGAAAGATCAAGGAATCCCTTGGGAGCCTTGTGCCCACCAGCCCGACACTACAGTAGTGTTTTCTTTCCCTCAGAAGTCGCCTGAACAGGCAGTGCTAACTGAGAACACAACTGCTATTCAGCAGCTAGATACTTGGCTTGCTTACCAGCGTCATTACTGTGAACACAAACCGTCAGTGACCATCAACGTCCTTGCGGATGAATGGTTAGAAGTTGGTGCTTATGTTTACAAGAACTTTGATGAAATGAGTGGCGTAAGCTTCTTGCCTTACTCAGAACACATCTACCAACAAGCCCCTTATCAGCAGTGTGATAAGAAGAGGTATGAAGAGTTTTTAGCCCTTATGCCTGACGGTATTGATTGGTCAAAGCTTTCGGACTATGAGGTTGAGGACACTACTATAGGTTCTCAGACATTAGCTTGTTCTGGTGACTCATGTGAAATTGTTGACCTTGTATGAGCTTTATAAATTACTTTAAAAAATTGTACTGGAAGTGGCATTTACGCTACTGCATCTACACCTCTTCACGCGCTGTGGAGAGGATAGAGAAATCTATAAAAAAGGAGTTATTAAAAAATGGTAACAGCAACAAGTGACTCAACGGGATTACCAATCCGTACTAAAGCTAAGACCGACTCGTATGACGCAGGATGGGAGGCTTTATTCAACAAGTCTCCTGTTCCGTTAGGTGAGGACACTAGGCCCAAGGACGCTGTTAAACGTGGCCTTTCTAGTGCATGTGTAGAAGAGGAGTGGGACTGTAGAAAATGATGTTTATGATTGCGTTTGAAGAAATCATGGAAGGGTTTGGTTGCGACTTAAACACAGCAATTCAGTTATATCAAAGGGGTACAGTATGGGAAGACGAATAGAAGTTGACGAAGAATACTTTAAGATGATTGAAAAAGATTCCCATCTTTTAGAGTGTCTTATGTATTACGGTGTTGACACTTGGGATGAGTTTGAAAATGCTCTTGTCTTGTATGAAGAAGATAAAGATGAGGAGTATACATGAAAGGACAAGTAAGAGGTCTGGCCTTAGAGCTTTTGCGTCAAGACTGTGTAGATTGCCTAGTTGTGGCAGATGAATATGAAGGGTTAGAGTTTGACCCCGAACATATGAAATTAATAGATAAATCTGAAAAGGCTTGTCGTGCTTATGACGATGCTCTCCATAAGGGTGAAAGATGACCTCACCCTGCATTAGTATCTGTCACCTCAATGACGAAGATATTTGTGTAGGGTGCTATCGTTCTGGCAGTGAAATTACAGCTTGGAAAGATTTAGATAACGAAGCCCGTAAACAAATATCAATTAAGGCACAAAAACGTGAATTGATGTTAAATGTGCCTAAATCCCACTAACGTACCGTTACAGACCCTAAGAATATTATGATAAAAAGTAACCCCATACTGGGAGCTTCCTTTGGGATTTCCCAAGGACTCCTTTCGCATCTCGATAAGATTTTTCCAGACACACTACCAACCCACAGTATTACTGTAGAGGAACTTCGGTTCTTGCAAGGTCAGCGTAGAGTCATAGAGAAACTTAAAGAGCTTTCAGAAGAAGACTTTAATTATGAGGAGTAAACCAACGAATGTGTTTATTCGGTAGTTCAGAACCTAAACCTGCACCAGTTGCACCTGCCCCCGCAAAAGCACCTGCTAGTTTAGATTTATCAGACATGGAACAAACACCTTCAGCAATGCGGAAACGCAGAGCCAAAGGAAAACGTAGTGTCCGTAACAAAACATCTAGTACAGGACTCAGTGTTGGCGGCTCAAGCGCACCCAGTTTAAATATTCCCAGTAATGGAGGTAATAAATAATGTGTGGAGCAGGTGGCGGTAACAACAAAAGCAGTGGCGGTAATGGTAATAACAACAAACCAGCAGGGCCAAAGAAAGTAGTTAAGCCTGTTAACAAAGTAGATTATCAGGCTAGAGCTAAAGCTAACAAAAGCACAAACATTCCGATTTTATCAACAGTAATAAAAGACAAATATCGAAATGATGACGTAAGTTATAATCAAGCTTATTGGGCAAGCCAACGTGCATCTAACGTAAGTCAGGCTGACATGAAAGCAGAGCAAGACCGCATAGGCATGAAGAAAGCTTATAGCGGTGATCGTGTCCCAACTTCACTTCCGAACACAGGCCCACCGTCCCAGAATTTTAGGGAAGGTACAACATCTGTTAACTCCCCTAAAGCAAAATCACCTAATAGAATCGCATTGACTACTGAAGCTTCTGAAGGTGGTAGTTCTGGCGGCTCAAACCAATCAACTGCTTCCTCAAGTGGTACAGCAGGTGCAACAGGTCAAGCCTCAAACCTAAAGAATATGCTTGCCATTAACAAGGGCAAAAAGCGTCTAGGCAAACGTAAGCTTACCAACAAAGGCGTTGGTGTTGGCGGCAGTGGCTATAGTGGCTTAAATATTATTTCATAACACAAGAGAATGATTAGCTTATGCTACCAACTACAGGAGCAGCAGCTAAACGATACACACAACTCGAAAGTGACCGTACACCCTTTCTACACAGGGCAAGGGAAGCAGCCGTATTAACAATACCTACGCTAATGCCCCCTGAAGGTCACTCTGGTTCTTCTTACTATTCTACGCCCTTCCAATCCATTGGTGCGCGTGGCGTTAATAACCTAAGTTCTAAGTTATTAATGACCCTACTCCCACCTAACGCTCCTTTCTTCCGCTTGACTATTGATGACTTTGATCTTCAGAGTCTTGCAGGTGGTGAAGGTGCGCGAGGTAAAGTAGAAGA